ACTCCCTAGGGCGGTGTCCCCGAGGGATCCACTGCGGACGGGACCGGTGACGGTGCCGAGATAGGAGAACTGCGCGAGGCCGGGGACCAACTTAGACATGTTTCAGACTCAGGATCGCATCAAGGATGGGCTGGACGAGGAAGTAACGCGCCAGCGCAAACGCGATGAGTCCCGCGAGTGCCCAACGTGCCCAATAGGTCGTTTGTGTCATCGTGACCACCGGTATTCCGGTTTCCCGATCATCCAAGCCAAACATCACCGCATGATCATGTGGTGAAAGTGGAGGCCACACAGCAATTGTCCGTTCTCGACCGCCACCGGGCCGTGAAACCTGACCCGCCCCACCAGTCGTGGAGAGAGCGCCTGCGGCATCACCGGGCGATGGCATCGGACACAGGCGTCCTTGTCTCTGGTCCAGATCGCCTCCACCACGCGCTTCTGGCGTTCGACTTCCGCCTTCCGCGCTGAGACGTTCGCCGCTCGCAGTGGATGCACTCTCATGCGCTGATCAACAGATCCTGATACTGATCCAGCGACTGCACATACACCGTGTTGCTCGAGCGGCTGCCGACCAGATGCTTCCCAAACCCGTAGCAGTGACACCGGCCGATATGCGGCTTCCAATCCCGAATCGTCGGATCCCAGAGCGCCCGTTCATGCCACTGGCTCGTCGCGATGTCGTAGACCGGAGAGGTCGGCAGATTCTCGAACAGCATCTGGTAGTTGAGATGTCCCGACTCCTGCCACGTCCACCCAATCACGTTGTCCGTGGGAGGCACCGTCTCCATGTAGGTCTGAATGCCAGGGTTGGAGATGATCTGCGGAGTATACCCGTTCATCTTCACGACCTGACGCACGCCAAGGGCATCCTGCGCCTGATACAGCAGCGTGTTATCCGCCTGCACTAACGAGAACGGCGAGAGCACGCCATGTTCCACGAGACTCTGCGGAATCGGCTGGAAGGGGATATTCAGGTCGCCCGTATCCTCGTAGGGGAGAGAATGCTTGGACCCAAACGCCCACAAGATTTCGTGGCTCACCCCAATCGCGACGAGGTTGTCCGAGAACTTGCTGACCTCGAAGACATCCAGCGGATCCCAACTCGTCCCATCGAGCAGCGCCGACAGATACATCTGCCGTGAGCCGCCTTTCATCACGATGAAGTAGTCATCGAGGAACACGCCCATCAGCGCCGGGGTGAGGAAGTTCACCGACGAGACATGGGTCATCACGTTCGTGGTCAGGTCGATGATGTAGATCAACCCGCCAGCCGTCACCATGACTTGGTTCCCGGCCGTCCCGTTACTCGAGAACGTGACCGGGTTGTCATCCACCCCAATGTCTAAGGGATAGGGGACCACTTCCCCGGAGGCGAACAACTCGCAGACGAACGCCCCGCCCACGCCCCACACACGGCCGTCCTGCGCGAAGAGACCCCGGATAGGCCCAGCGGACAAGGCCCAGCCAGGAATCAGCCCCGCGGTGCCATAGAGCGCCCCTGAGGCGTTCTTCCCCGAGCCTCCGCCGTCATTGCCTTCGGGATAGAGGTTGATGCTGCGTTCGAGGTTCTGGTTGCGACTCCGCGCCGGCCAGGAAGGGCCGACGACGTTGGGGATGGTCGCCATTACGCAAAGGCCGTGATGATGCCCTTGGTAATCGTCAGGGTCTTCCCGACCAGACTCGCGGTCGTGACCGTCGTATCAATCCCCGCCGTCGCCCCGACATGGTATGTCGCCGCTTTCACGTCCCCAGTCGCGACCGCATTGGTCGTATTCACGGTCGTCGCCGTGACCGTCGTGATCGTGGCGGCCGTGGCTGTCAGCGTGCCCGCTGCCAACGGGTCCGCAATGGTCAGCGGATTCCCGCCCGACCCATCCCCAGCCAGCCCAGTGCCGACCGTGACCGTCGTCGCTCCGGTATTGAGGAAGACTGCGACATTCGACATGGCTACACCGCCACCAGCGTGGTCGAGACCGTTCCCCCGCCACCAATGACTGTCGAGATCCGCGTGCGGACCCAGGTGTAGGCGATGTTGCTGATCGTGATGACCTTCTGCTTCCCACCCGAGACATCCGACGCGTTCACCGTGGTAATCGGACTCCACGTCCCGGTGTAGATCACATCCGCGGCATTCGCGGGGTCGTAGTCTGCCGTCTCAATCGTGACAACCCCACTGGAGGTGGTATCGGCACCCTTCACGTAGATGCTGAGATTGGAATACCCGAGGACGAGCACTGGCGTGCAGACGGCCGCGGTCGCTGTTTCCAGCTTCAGCAGAGGCACGCGAAGGTAGTTCAGAGGACCGGCAGCCATGCGTGCTCCTAGTGGTTAACCGACATATCTAAGCCTGATTTGTAGTTGAAGGTGCAGCGGTTCCTGTTGTTGCTGGGCATCCCGCTATCCTGCGTCGTCAGACTCGGCGTGAAGTCGTTGTTGATGAAGATCCGATTCCGCGCCTCTCTGGCCTTCTTCATCGTCTGCGGGAGGGACGCCATCCCCGCCGCGCCCATCCCCGGCGCGATGTCTTCCGCCAGCGTGAGCATCAACGCGTTCTGATACCCCGGAGGGAGATTAATCGAGCTGTTGACGGTGACATCGTCAATCACCCCGCGCACCGCCAACTGGAGGCCATAGGCCGTCGTCGGCTTCGGCCAGAAGTGCAGCGTGCCATTCGGCCAGCCTGGCTCGTAGTAGCAATCGGTCGGAAACGTCGTCGTGACCGTCCTGACCGTCAACCCCAGCCACCACTGCCAGTCCCGCATCGTGATCGGGGTCTGGACCACGGGGTTCTGGGTATCGAGGAGGACGTTCCCGCCGTCAATCGACACCGGCCGCGTCGTGACGACGAAATCCGCAGGGGTGGGACCGATGGTGTAGTCCTGCTGATCCGCGATGAAGGTGAACTCGGGAAACTCCTCTGAGAAGATCGCTTCCCGCTGGGCATTCCAGTTGTCGATCAACTGTCGTAATCGACCGACCGCAAACGCCATATTCTCCGGGCGCACGGCTTCGCCCTGTGAGATCGATTGGATCTCCAGCAGCGAATCCGTGCAGAGCGCCCGAACGGTCACAGACGGCATTAGTAATCGCCGCTATAGACCCACGTGATCGTCACCGTGCCGCTCCAGGTCGTCGTGGCATCAGCATCGATGTCGGTGTTCGTGACCACACCGCAATTCAGCCAGACCGGAGACGCCGTGGTTGTCCCGTCCAGCCGAATGATGGTCGTGCCCAACTGCTTGCCGTTGACGGCCGTGCCGGCCACGTTGATCGTCGCGCTCGACGTGCAGGCGAAGGCATTCACGATGTCCTGCTGCGTCGTCACGAGCGTGCCGGAATCCTGCGTGGTCGTCTGGACCGATCCCACACCCACACTCAGCGTCTTGCTCGCCTTGAGCGTCGAGGCCAGCACCGAGGTCGTGGTTTCCTGCACATGCGCCGTCGCGCCGATGATGGTGATGTTGCCTTCTGGGAAGGTGTAAATCTTCGACCCACCTCCGACGTGCGTGTCCGAAATCGCCATCGGCACGCCCGCCAAGGTCAACACCGTCTGATGGAACGCGCCGAACTGCGATTCGGACGCCGTGACGCTGGACCCAGCGGTCCCATTCGCCCCCCCGCCCGATCCCGTAATCGTGGGATTGGCGATGGTCGTCGCGCCGGTAAAGGCGACCGTGCCCGTGAACGTGATGTCCGAGGACGGCTGCAGTGCGCCCCCGGCCGATGGATGACTCATGGCTGCTCCTGCGTCTTTTTCGGACGGCCCCGCTTCTTCGCCGGAGGCTCACCCTCTGGCAGCGGCGTCGTATCAGAAGGACTCGACAGTTCGACCGAGAGGGTCCGGGTGGGGTTCATCTTGTCCCACACCCAGAACCCTTCAGTCAGTGCGCGATCCCGCTCTGCCTCGTCGGCCGCGATGCGATGCGTGCCCTTCGGGCCGTAGAGGAAAAACGGCATTAGAACGTCGAGTGCAGGCCACAGTAGATGGTATACGTCGCGCTGCCCACCGTGGCATTCGTGATGTAGACCAGAAACTGCTTCTGCTCCGTCGTCAGGACCGTCGCCGTGCCGGTCACCGTCGTGCCCGTCCCTGCCGCCACCGTCAGCGTCGAGTCGCCCGAGTTCTTGATCTGGAACTGGAAGCTGGACCCGACCTTGACGCCCGGAATCGCCGCAATGAGCAATTCCGCCGTGGGACTCGTCGCACTCTGGGCATCCTGACAATCGACAATCAGGAACCCGCCCAGCAACTGCGCGGCCGTGAGCGTGATGACCCCCGATCCCGTGCTCGCCACCGTCGTCGTGATGGTGAGATCGGGAATCGGGATGGACCCCATCGTGGGTTCCCCACGAAGCGGAGAGAAGCCTGCGCCGAAAATCGTTTCCTGCGATGAATTGGTCGCCATGTCCGTCTCCTAAGCCGCGCAGAGAATGCGCGTGGCGCAGTTGTTGGGACGCAGCGGCCCGAAGCCCATCAACACATCGAAGCGATTGATCATCTTCGACTGCTGCGGGTCGAACATCCGCACGAACCGAATCGCGATGCCCGTCTCCGGGTCGCGGGTGTTGGAGGCGAGTTCCACGGCCTTCGGCGTCTCGAGCTTCACGCCGACCATCGCAAACGCGCCCTTGTTGAACAGGAGTCCCTGCTTGCCGACCGTGCCTGAGGCCGAGGTCGTGCCGGGGAACAGCGTCACGAGCGCCGTGTTCAGCGGCAGCGCATCGACGTTCTGATACTGGCTGCCAGGGCCGTAGATGGGCATGTTCCCACCGACGGCCACAGGCACCGTCACCGTCGCCCCTGTCGCCGTGGTGTTCGCCGTGACGACG